TCTAGCCGCGCCAAGAAACGCGCCCTCATCATTGAGGATGCGCTGGAAAAGATGGCCACGCTGTACCTCAAGGCCATGCAGATTTACAGCCCGACACACTACAAAGACACACACGGGCAAGTTTTCTTCCCAGGCCAGTTCACCCGTGACTTCATGGTCAAGGTAGATGCACACTCCAACTCGCCCATCTTCATGGAAGACATGCGGCAGATGGCGTTCTCACTCTACAACGCCAAGGTCATCGACAAGGAAAGCCTGCTCGACCTGACCGATCCGCCCATGAAGCAGCAGCTCAAAGAGCGTCTGAAGATCATGGAAGAAAAGGAAGCCGCTATGCAGGCCGCAGCCGCAGCCGCGCAGCAAAAGCCGCCAGAGAATGTGCCCCAGCCTCCGCAAGAAGCCGGTGGCGGGATGTCTCCAGACCTGCCGCTTATCCAGTAAGGAGCCACAATGCAGAACAATGGCAGTCCGTCTTCCGGTGTGCAGCAACCCACCGCAGACCAGCCTCGGTACTCTACAGAACAGCTCCGCGCAGAGGAAAAAGCGCCCACCATGCAGTACCGCCAAACCAACATCAAGACGTATTCCGGGCGTTACAACCGCCCTACTCGTCGTTGATGCTATTGACAACAGAGAAGTAAACACTTACAAACTCGCCCAACGAGGTATATATGAGCGTCCCAGCCGAAAAACTGATGGAGCTTATGCGCGGCCAGCAATCCGCTGGCGCTGCCATGCCCAAAATTGAAGTCGAGATGGAAGACAAAGAGGAAATGTCCAGCGAGGACACGCCTCCTATGGGCGCTCCTATGTCCACTCCTGAGCCAAAACTCGGCAATAAAGAGGGCGCACTGGTCAATATCGGCATCGTCATCGACATGCTGGAGCAGTCTTTGCCTGCTTTCGGAGCAGATTCGGAAGAGGGTAAAGTGGTAATGGACGCCATTTCCAAGCTCAACAAGATGCTCGGAGGGCGCAAGTCTTCCGTTAATGAGTTGCAGCAAGCTGAAATCATGCAGCTCATGCAAACATTGCCCCAGGCTGGTGGCGCAACGCCTGAAGGGCGTGCAATGGCACAAGCGCCCATTCCCGGTGCTCCCATGATGGGCGCACTACAACCCAAAATGTAAGGAGTCTTAAATGGACTTGTTCAAACCTCGTGGTGCTGCTGCCCCCCGTCGTCCTACGGACAACAACCAGCAGAACGGCCAAATGGTCAACACCCCTCGCTTCTCTCAATTTGGTGGCCTTGACAGCGCCAGCAAGTACAAGAAGAACGCGATGGCTGTGCAAAAGCCGGGTGACGGCAAGCGCGTGATTTGAGATGACTCCGCAGGATTACATCACCAACAAGTCCGTTGCAATCCCAGAAACGGGATGCTGGATTTGGATGGGCGCTGTAACGCCTGCGGGGTATGGCTTTGCTAATCCGCCCGATGCTATCAAGCGAAACGAGTTGGCTCATCGAGCGTCATATCGCATCTTTGTTGGGAACATCCCACAAGGCATGGTTGTGGCGCACGCTTGCGACAATCCGTACTGTGTAAACCCTCGCCATCTGTGGCTTGCTACTCATAAGCAAAACTCAGGTGACATGGTAAGCAAAAAACGCTCTGCTAGCAAAGAACGGTGCGGCAAGTCGAAATTGACTCAAGACCAAGTTGATTTCATACTCAAATCTGATCTATCGAATCGAAGACTTGGCGTTATGTTTAACGTGTCCCATGCAAACATTGGATACATAAAACGTGGCGTTACATGGAAAATGTAAGAGGGTAAAGCTATGTCACTCGAAAACCTTGATCCTTCCGCTCGCGATGAGTTGGCCGCACTGGCGCAGCAACTCGCTGAGAACCCTGAGACTCGCAAAGAGTTCTTGCGCATGACCAAGAAGGTCAAACCCGACCTTCCTATTCCTGAGCTTGAACTTGAGAACACCGTCAACAAGGCGGTGGCTCAGTCTGACCAGCGCGTGCAGCAACTGGAAGCCAAGTTGCGCGAGAAAGAAGCAATGGACACTCTTGAGAAGCGCCGTCAGGCTCTTATGGAGAAGGGTCTTATTGATTCCAAAGAGGAAATCAAGGCCGTGGAGAAACTCATGCTGGAGCGCGGTATTACCAACCACGAGACAGCCGCTGAGTACCACAAGTGGATGAAGCAGGCTGCTACGCCGACTTCTTCTGGTTACAACCCCAATGCTGTCAAGCAATTTGACCTTGGACGTTACTGGAAGAACCCGACTGGCGCAGCCCGTGATGAAGCGGTCAAGGCTCTGACGGAGTTGCGTAAACCTACGCGACCCATCGGGCTTTAAAGAGGGTATCTTTTTTTAGTAAGGAGGCCATATGGCTATCGGTGGCGGCATCCTTCCGGCAGCAGGTTCAAGTCAACTTACCGAGTTGACTTATGTTACCCGGAGGGCGTTTATTCCCAAGATGGTTGTACAGCTGTACAACTCCACACCTCTCATGGCGGCTCTGATTGCCAACAGTCAGCAAGCCTCGGGCGGTGTGTCTTCCGTGGTTGTGCCCGTGCAGGGCGCTCAGTTCGTAAATGCTCAGTGGTCAGACTACAGCGGCTCGTTCGCTCAGCCTTCTGTCCAGCAGGGCGCTTACAACGCTGAGTTCAATCTGAAACTCATGATCTCCCCCGTGCCTTTCCTAGGCATGGAAGGTGCCGTCCAGCAGGACGCCGCCGTGATTCCGCTGATCGAAGCTCGCATGAACGATGCGACCAACGTGATGATGGACGCGATGGCTACCTCGCTGTACAACAACACCACCAACACGCAGCAGTTCACTGGTCTGCCGTTGGCTGTTGCTGATTCCGGCACCTACGGCAACATTGACCGCTCTACCTACACCTGGTGGAAGAGCAAGCAGTACGCTGCAGGCTCGGTCAACCCGACCCGTCAGAACATCCTGCAGTACATCTCCGGCACCGTGAAGAACGGCGCTGAGATGCCCAGCTTCGGTGTCTGCGGCTTTGGTACCTGGACGCTGCTGGCTCAGGACTTCGTGGGCCAAGAGCAGTACGTCATCACTCCGGGCTCGGGCTTTGACGGCGACCCCAACGGGCCGCAGGCTGCATTCCGCGCCCTGATGGTTGCTGGCGTTCCCATTTATCCCGATCCGTACTGCCCCGAGGGCACGGTGTACTTCCTCAACACCAACTACCTGTCGCTCTACATCCACGAGCAGGGTTCGTTTGTGTTCACAGGCTTCGAGTCCACCCTGCCGAACTGGCAGATTGGTTACGTCGGTGCGGTGCTGATGATTGCCGAATTGGTGAACGTCAAGCCCAAGGCGATGTCCAAGGTGACGGGCTACAACTACCTCACCCTGTAAGGAGTACTCGTCATGGCACTCGGACTTAACAAAATCCTCGTCTCAGGCGCACTGTCCAACTCGGCTGGCGCTTACCTGCAGACCACCACCGTTACTGCCACGACTGGCGGTGTGGTGGTGCCTGCTGGTACATACCTGATGTTCCCCACGGCCAACGTGACGGTCACCGCCAACAATGGCTCGACCATCACCACGCTGCTGGCTAACAACACGGGTGGTGTGTTGATCTCTGACGGCATCAACGTGTTTGTCAACGCTGCTTCCTCCAACACGACTGTCACCCTGGTGACCGTCAACGGTGGTCAGTCTGCGTCAAGCACCTACGCTTAAGGAGTAGGCAATGAACGCGAATCATGTAGGTGCACTCTACCCTGACCGATTTGGCGGTTTCGGTGTTGGCAAACAGGCTACCGTGAACATCGGTGCCACGAGCAACACCGCCGCTACGATCTTCATGGGTGGCGGTTCTAGCTACATCGTTCGCCGTATCGTTGTCGCAAACGCCAACAAGAGCATTGCAACTGGCAATGTGAGCGTTCTCACCAGCAATGATGGGAATGCTTCCAACGCCATTGCAAGCGCAACCTTGTTGTCCAACGTCACCAGCACCTCGACCTTCCAAGACCTGACCCTTGCGGCTGGCGCGGCTACCACCGTGTACAGCGCAGGGGCCTTGTATGTCAAGGTCAACACTGCTGTGTCGGATGGAACTTGTGACATCACGGTATTTGGCGATGTTGTAACGCTATGAGCGATGTTGTCTACGTAACCAGTGACGACGAGCAGACCTTCACTGCGGAGTTCTGCGCCGTCGAATACACGTTCAAGAAGGGTGAAACGACTGCCCTGCCTATGGCAGCAGCACGACACATCTTCGGTTGCGGCGACAATGACAAGATGCCGTACCTGATCCGTCTGGGTTGGGTACGGCTCAACACCGAATACGACAAAGGATTGGAGAGGCTGGCCAAGATTGAATTCTCGGCAGAGCCTCCAAGCAAAGGCCGCTCGTTACCCTCGGCGGTTGGCGTAGTACCTCTGCACGTTGAAAAGCGTGCAGGGGGAAAATCCAATCCCAGGGCTGCTTAATATGGACGCTAAATGGCAACGCTATCTTCCTACCTTCTGGAAGTGCAAAGGCTCTTGCACGATGCTAACAGCGTCTTCTGGAGCGAAACCGAGCTAACTGATTACATCAATGAAGCTCGGGAAGAGGTTGTACGCGACACCGGATGTCTGCGCACCCTGCAGATTTCCTACACGCCTCTAGCTCCTGACGGCACAGCAGCGGTTATTTGGACACAAGGTGCAACTGTCGCTACCGGCAGTTACATCTTCTCCAACATCTTCATCTACGAGGTTGTCTCCGGCGGTGTACTGGGCACTTCTGCCCCTCCGTATCCGTCAGGCGCCAACGTTTTCCCGCCTACCACCAACTTTACAGACGGCACGGCCACGCTGCGCTACGTCGCCAACGCAGAAATCATCCCCTACTCTGCGCTCCCGCAAGGCGACCAAACGCTAGACGTGATCAACGTGACCCTGTACTGGGGCAACTCACGCATTCCGCTGCGGTATCTGCCGTGGTCTGACTTCAACGCACAGTTGCGTTATTGGCAGAACTACGTAGGCCGTCCGGTATGCTTCTCTACCTACGGACAAAAATCTCTGTACATCTCACCCGTGCCTGACCAGTCATACACGATTGAGGTGGATACCGTCATGCTGCCTGCTCCCTTGAGTCTTGCTACCTCTAATGCGGTAGACGAGATCAAGGCGCCGTACACCAACCCTGTTCAGTTCTACGCAGCCTACAAGGCCAAGTACAAGGAACAGAGCTACGGAGAGGCAGAAATCTTCAAACAACAATACCTCAAGGATGTGCAAGGAGTGCTCAACTCCGTGTACACCCGCCGCATTCCAACTCCATACTCGCAGATTTAAGTCATGGCAGCGGCTGAACAAAAGAAGTCCTACGCTGTCATCAAGAATTTCCTTGGTATCAACACCAAGGCAAACCGCACTGCGATTGATGAGAAGGAATTTTCCTGGATTGAGAACGCCATGCCCATTGGGTTTGGCAACATCAAGATCATTCCAGCACAAAAGACGGTGCGTGATAGTGGCAACACAGCCGTTGTCTTTGCCAACACCACCGTACACCTGACATCTGCCAACATCCTGCTGGACGACTACATCATGTCGTTCGATGACGCAGGCGGTGCCCAGTACTTTGACATCACCACAGGCACAAAAGGCAACGTGGCACCTGTCAATACCTTCTCGGGCGATGATGTCAACACCGCTCAGTACAAAAACGAGCTGGTCATCATCGGCGACCCGGAAAAAGGTCTGTTTACCTGGAATGGCACCAACCTTGTCAGCGGTAATTCTGTTGGTTACATAGGCATCACTAACCCAGGGTCTGGCTATACGCAGGCCCCGGTGGTCACAATCTCTGCGCCCAACCAAGCCAATGGTGTGCAGGCGCTGGCAGAGGCCACGATCACCACGGCTGCAGGTGGCGTGCGTGCAATCATCGTTGACACGCCTGGTACTGGCTACACCACTGTCCCGCTGGTTACGATTTCTGCTCCTGACATTGCTGGAAGCGTCACTGCCAAAGCATCGGCAACGGTCAGCAGCGGCAATGTAGTGTCTATTACGGTCACGGAAACAGGTAGTGGCTACATCAAAACGCCTACCGTCACCATCACAGGTGGCGGCGGCTCTAGTGCCAACGCAGTTGCAACCATCAGCACAGGGCAACTTACCAGCATCTTCCTCACAGAAGCAGGCTCTGGCTACACATCACCACCCACTGTGACCATTGAGGCTGCGCCAGCCGGTGGAACCAATGCGACTGCTATTGCCCAGCTCACGACATTCAAGAAAGGCACAGTCTCTGTCGTTGTAACCAACGGTGGCAGTGGCTACGCCAACGCTGCTAACGTCGTTGTCACCATCGGCAATGCAACTGGCTACACCACCCAGGCTACGGCCACGGCAATCGTCGGCGGCAATACGGTCAACCAAATCATCATGACCAATCCTGGGGCCGGGTATACCTCGACCTCTAACGTGGTGGTGACGATTACGGGTGGTGGTGGCAGTAACGCAGCAGCAAAAGCCATTGTCAACACAGA